GTTTAGCTTTTGCACCCCGCGCTGTCCATTTCTCAGAACTCAAATTGAACCACCATATATAAAGATTTGGATTATTAAATATAAAGATTCTTATAGTCGTTCTATTTCTGAAACAGTATAAAATCCAGGATTAGATACAAGTGATAGACATTTAGCAATTACACTATCAGGTGTTAATGTAACATATTATAATAACGGTGCATTTTTAGGAAATGATCTTACTCTCTCTCCTGGTGTTGGTAGTAATGATTGGTTGATAGGTAAGGGTGGTCAACCAGGAACAGGTGATTTCTTCCCAGGTGAAATAAGTGAGTGTAGAGTTTATGATGTTATATTAACTAGTGATAAGATTCAAACCATATTTAACAATGAAAATGATCCTGGTGAATTTGGAAGTCCTGGATTTTATACTGTTTCAGAAATAGAACGACTATAAGAATCTTTATATTTAATAATCCAAATCTTTATATATGGTGGTTCAATTTGAGTTCTGAGAAATGGACAGCGCGGGGTGCAAAAGCTAAACCAATCACTGTAGATAGAGCATTAATTTTAGATTCAGAAAATAGTGATAACAACGTACTATCAACACTCGCGGAAATAAAAGCAGTTCAAGATTTACCAAATGGTATAGTAGTTAGAAGCGAAGCTGATATGCCTGATTCTGCAGATGCTAACACTCTTTCAATAACAGGAACAGTTGGAAGTCCAGCTAACTTTAATTATTCACTTATAGGTCCGACTTCTACTATATATGAGATAGGTCAAACTATCAAAATAAATGGTAGTACAGAGATAATAGAGCCTACAATTGTTAATGCAGGAGCTAATTACACTACTGGTACCCCTACTGTTACACTTGGTCCACCTGATCTTGAGAGGGGAGTACAAGCTACTGCTATTGTTACTGTAAATCCTATTGCACCTTTTGAAATACTTACATTCGTTTTAACTTTTGCCGGAACTGGATACACTAAAATCCCCTCACTTGTACTTGATGAAACTGGAACAGGTGGAAGTGGTGGTATATTAACAGTTAGTATTGATACTAATAATTTTACTACTGTTTATGATCAATTTGCATTAATATCAACTGTGGGAGTTAATACATTTACTGCTACTACTCTTGCGGGAGCACCTATTAATTTAATTGGTACTGAAAATGGAACTGGTATTCTTATTAGATGTTTGGAGAAAGATACAGAATATCAAGTTGTAACATCAATTGCAACAGAAAAGGGATATAGACTAGTTGATGCTACTAGATTATCAATAGTTGTAGTGCTTGGTCCAGAAAATAGAATTACTGTATCTAATGGTGCAACATTCCTTATTGGTAGATTAGTACGAGGATTGGCATTTCAAAATATTATAGTTCAAGCTCCAGAACAATTACCTCCATTTCCAGAAACCTATTTCGATATTGAGGGAGATAATAATCCTCTATCTGCTATTATAACATGGCGTGATACAAGTGTTCAAGGATTTGGAAACTTGGGAAGAGTTGATGGTGCTAGTTTCGCATGTGCTGATGCTATTTTCCCTGCTTATGCTGTGGGATTTACTATTACTAATAGTATTATTAATATAGCAAATGTTGGGTATTTACCTTTTGCTGGTACTTTTTCATCATTTTTAACAATTAATAATATACAAGAAGGTCTTATTAGTCCAATTTCACAATCTGTACTTCCTTATACTGTAACTATGACAAATCTAACTGCATTAAACGCGGGAAATGAGACAGGAGTAAATATTAATCCAGCTACACCATTAACCAATACTTTCTCAATCACAAATACTACAAAACCTATTGGTGGAGAAATGTTTAAAGCTGGTTCAAGTGCATCATCAAGTCTAATATCATCATTTAGTGGTACTCCTAACTCTCTTCCTACAATAGTAACAACAGATAGTCCTCATGGATTAGTTGATGGTCAAACCATTGAAATTTCTAGAACTACTAATTATAATGGTAGATTTGTCATAAGTTCTGCATCTGGTAGTGTACTTACAATTCAAAGAGTATTTATAGCTGATGATGGAGATGGTGATCTTATATCTATTAGAAAAATTACATTAATTACAGATGGTGGAACTGTAAATTTAACTGCACTTAGTTATGCAGATAATGGAAGGGGTGGAACAATAGTTTCATCTTTAGGAATTGATGCTGAATTTATAAATGGAAGAAGGGTAACTATTGAGGCAACTACAAACTATAATGGTACATTTAAAATATTTAATGTTATTGATACTGTATCTTTTGAGATTATGAAGAAATTTGAGGCTACTGAACTGTCTGGTGGAACCGGAAAAATGGAATTATCAGATCTTACTATAGTTAATAGTAATTTGGCTCTTCCTTTACCTCTATTAATTGATGAATCAATAGCTTATGATGAAGGAGTTATTGGTAGTCTCGGTGGTGTTAATTTAGTTACAGTTGATTTGCCATTTACAGCTACAGGTACAGGTATTGTTACTGATGGCTCACTTGATGAAAGAGCCAAAAATGTACTAGTAAATACAGTGTCAGGTGAAATAAATTCAAAAGCAAATGGTAGTGTATTATCAAAAGGTACTGGTATTTCAGTAACATTAGACGATAACTTGTTTCATGATTTTAATTTAGGAGTTATCGGAAATGCTGCAGTTGAAGGATCAGATAATGAGTTATTTAGATTAACTAATGATGTTACTGGTGAAATAGAATATAGGGGTGAAGAACCATTTAAGGGCAGACTTAGTTTTACTGGTAGTATTGTATCTAGTGGATCTGCAGTTGATCATACATTCAGAGTTGTAAAAAATGGCGGAATAATGGTAGATAATTATGAATCTGCAGTATCTATTGGATCTGCTATTGTAAGTCAGTCTTTTGATGTTCCAATTTCAGCAGAAAAAGGTGACAAGTTCAGAGGTCAGTTTAAAAGGGATGGTGGGAATGGATCAGCAACAATTCAAAATCTATCTACAATTATTCAATAATCATTATATAGTGTAATCTTAAACGCTTCATATGAGATTTGAATTATTACTGTTATTGATAATTCCTTTAATGTTAATTATTCCACTTGATGCACAGGCTGATCACTGTCCACCTGATGAACAACATGTTAATTGGTTTGGTGATGCTGTATGTTTTCCTTTACTACCAAATTTTGAAATAACACCTGAAAAATCAATTTTTTCAAATGGACAGCATATTCATCTAAATATGACAACTAGTTATATAAGTGATGATGTATATACATTACAATCACAATATACTCTTGATGCTATAAATTCAGAAAATAATAGAAAATTTTCTTTTGATTTTAATAGAGTCGGAACAAGTAATGTATGGACAGCAACTATTGGTACCTCTTATTTTCATAATGCTTATATTGGAACATATGATTTTAATTATCCTGTTAATATTTTTAGTTATTCAGTAAGTAGCCCACCAATTATTATAGCAGATATACCATTCTCACTAGATCCAAAATTTGTTGTAACTACTAACGCTACAAATTACAATTCGGGGAATGTAATTAATATAGAAGGTCATACAGAATATTCAGGCACACCTTTTGTTTATATTTTCAATGAGGATAACCAGAAAAAACGAAAAGATCTTGTAAAAATAAATGGTTTTAAATGGGGTATAAATATAGATCTTGATACATTAAAAACAGAATTTCCAAATGGTTTGATAGGAAAAATAAAAATAATAATGGATGATGGTTCTCATGTTACAGAACTTACAACTCCAACATATTCTGTAGATACACCTGTTTCAATAACATTAAATACATATTCTGATAGTGTGATTTATGGTGGTGTAATTACTTTTAGTGGAGAAGTATCACATAGAGTACTTGATAATAATTATGTAACTTTTAAATTTTATAAACAAAATGATCCAATTCCTATTAATGGAACTGATGTATATATAAATACTAATAGATCATTTACATATTCATATTCACCCACTGATGGTTCTTTTCCAAAAGGAACAATAAATGGAGTAGTAGAATATCAAAACTCTACAACACCTATTACATTTGAACTAAATGATAGACCATTATTTTTAGATGAAAAGGCAGAAGTAGCATATACAGCATCACAATCAAATATACTAAAAATTGAATCAAGTGAGGATGATATAAAAAAGCATGATACTGAAATGACACAGTTTAGACCGTGGGTAAATCTAGTAGAAAGTGTTAATCTTAGATTAACATCCGCGGAAACAACAATAACTACAATATTAACTACCTTATCTGGATTATCTAGTCAAGTTGCAGATAATATGTCTGAAATGAATGGAAATCAAGTTCTAATACTAAATCATACTGCAGACATACAAAGACAGCAAATAGAGATTGATTTCTTATACCAAATATTAAACATGACTGAACCCATTCCATAATATTTAATAATATAACATTTATATTACTAATATGGCAGTACCACTTCCAATTACCACTTTAACCGCTATTCCGGGATTTTCTCAGGCCATCCTATCATGGACAGCTCCGGGGGATGGAGGAAGTCCAATTACAGATTATAAGATAGAATTCTCAGTAGATAATATAAAATTTAAAATATTTGAGGATGGTATTAATACACTCACAACTGTTACAGTAACAGGACTTGAAAACAACCAAATTCACTTTTTTAGAGTATCAGCAATTAATATCGAAGGTACAGCACCAGTATCAAATATTCCAACTACTACACCTGTCCAATCACCAATTCCAGAATATTGTACTGTAGGTGAAGTTTCAGACTGGTTAAGAATTGATTTTAATGAAAATACTGATCCAAATATTATCATGGTGAATAAGAATATTTTAAGAAACCAAGAACACATAGATAGAAAAACTGGTCATTCATGGCAATCAGAAAAACAGAAAAGAAATGAGGTCCATGATATTCCATCTAGTCTATGGGATTATGGACAGGGTATTCCAATATTTACACAACACAGAATGTTAAAGGCACCTTTTGATGTTACTAAAGGTGACAAGTTTGAAATTTGGGATGGAATTGATTATATTGAACAGGATGTAACTCAGAATGATAATTTTATTCACTTTGATAAGGTTAGTGGAACATTTTATATTCGGGGATTCTTTTTTACAATACTAACAAAGAAAAGATTTAGAATAACATATAGATATGGTGGAGATCAAGAAAATGAACCAGTACCACAAGATATTAACAAGGCGTGTGTACTATTAACATCAATTAATATTTTAGAGACTGATTTCCAAATGTCTCAGATTAAATATGGTGGGGAAGGAACTGTAAGTAAACGAGAAACCATACAAATGTGGAGAGAAGAGGTAAATGAAATTATAGATGATCATGCGGAGTTTATAACTATTATATAGAAGAATGTCTCTAAAATTTAGTACAGATAACGAACATGTAATAGATGTATTAACTGATGATATTAGTGATGATATTGTAAAAATTTCCCGGAGAATACTAAGAACTGAGGATATTAATTTTACTGGTGGATTATCCAAGAAAATTTTACAATATACTCAGGGAAAATTCAAGTTTATAAAGTTTGACTCACCATATGCAGAATTTGTAGAGGATGGAATGCCACCAGGAGAAGATATAGATATGTCAAAATTGCGGAAATGGGTAGAAAAAAAAGTTGGAATAACAGATGAAGAACAGTTAAGTATAGTAACTGGTAATATAGCTAAAAAGATACAAAACGAGGGTATAGTTCCCAAGCGTTTCCTTGCTAAATCACTTGATGTAGTCATAAAACGGTGGGGAAAGAAGGATAGAAACAGTGGTGCAAGAAGAGCAAATAACACAAAAAGCGTGTTAAAAATTGCCAAAACCATTAAGAGTATAACAAGCAAAATTAATAAGTTAATTGGTAGATGATATAATCATGGGAGATCCAGGATTAGAATTTTCAAATGACTTAATTACTCTATTTAAAAGAAAATGGATAGCAAAAAATGGGGGAAAATTACCTGATTTCAACACAAAATGGAATATAAAAGAAGTAGGAAGAGGAAAAACCCTATACACTAATATTATAATTGATTCAGATGTAGATGATCCTACTATTTTTAGTCTTCAATTCCGGGAAAATAATGTGCCATCATGGGATTTTTACCATTACATATCATCAACTGTAGATATAATTACTAGTGAAAGTGAAACTAGAATGAAAAAAGTTGCTTTTGAAGTTGTAAGAATACTAAAAACAAACGTAGTACCACAACCTGAAGATATGAATAATCATGTATATACTCAAATGCTTCCAGGACCATTTATTGATTTAAATGAGGATTTTCGTGGAATATTTAGAAAAACAATGACTGTAGATAGTGAACGATTTAATCCTCCATAACATATTTAAATACATTAACAAAACTATATATACAACTACTACCATTACATTGTTGTATATCGATAATGTTCTCTCCGTAATTGGCGATAAAAAGTTATTGGTATACTTTTTTTAAATATTAATAATGGAATTACTTTATGTAAATATTGTCATTATGATGCTCATGGCACAAATTTTTAGTAAATCTTTATATATTATTATAACATTTTTTTAGTATGCCTGAAAATCACAATATAAATGTTTATAATATAGGTGATTTAATTGGCTAGAACTGCTTCTAGTGCATATGTAGAATATGGATATGAAACTAGTTTTGGAAATGGTGGAATAGATGCTCCACTAGTATTTGGAAGAGAGCAAAAGGCAGTAGGTTTAGAAGCTATAAATAATCAAATTCCATTAGGACAATTGAATAGTCCGGAGATAGAATGTTTTGTATATGGAAGAAATGAGGGTAAGGTTTCAATGGAATATGTTTTGAGTAATCCATGGATATTTACATCACTATTAGGTCAACCAGTTGAAACAGGTGCATCAACACCATTTACTAATACATGGGATTCTAGACCATCTACACCACCAGTAGGTCAAATTAGAGATATAGAATCATTGTTCCTTGAAATTGGTTTTGAGGGAATTACTGGTAATGTTGTAAGAGAAATTAGTGGAGTTGTAAGTCCGTCAATGGCGTTACGAATGTCGATTAATGAACCAATTAGAGTTACACAAGAATTAATTTGGGGTCAGGATTCTGTAAATACAACACTTGATACTAGTGTATCTGCTAAAGGAGATTTTACACCATATGTATTTGCAAATGCAAGTCTGCAACTTCCAAGTGGTACCAGTGTAGCAACAATTCAAGATCTTGATCTTAATTTGAATAGTAATGCTGAACTTTTATATGAACTTGGTAAAGCTAATAGTGTTGATGCATATAGAAAAATTTTGGAAATGACAGGAAAAATTAATTTAACTATGAAGGATAAGACAAATATTGATAGAATATTTGCTAGAACAGAAATTTTAACTATGAAGGTATTTATTACAAATGGATTAACTGGTAGCAGTAAAAAAGATATCACTATAGACTTTAGAGGGGTAGGACTTTCACTTCATAGTAATTCCGGAATAGAACCAGGAGAACTTGTTTTGGAAAATGTAGATTTTCAATGTCGTTCTGTAACTATTACAGCAGTAAGTGATACAAGGAACCAGCCATCTTAGTAATAGATACATTTATATAATTATTAATTATCTACATACTATGAGTGTAGAAGAATTCCATAAAATTACAATACCATGGAAAGAATCTGATGGTGTAATTAGGGAGAAAGAAGTTCTTTTAAAGAAAACATTGAAATTCGGGGAATTTGGTGCAATCTTTAAAAAAGGTGGATTTGATTTACAAACACAATCAATCACTGATATTCAGGCATTCATGGTTACACTGATTCAATTTGCAATTCATGAAGCACCATTTGATCCAAAAATAGTAGATAATATCCTACAATTGGATACGCCAGTAGCAATGAAGATATTCACGGAGGCTTTAAGCGCACTCCCTTTAGCAGAACTATCGCAGGATTTGGGAATAAAGGTTCCAGATTTCCCCCCAAGACCCCAGAAGATTTAAGATATTTCATATACGTCTATTGTATGACTGTACTACACATGAGTAGAAAAGAGATAGATGAAGAAAGTTTTGAGTTCCTAATGAACGTAATCCCTATTAGCATGGATATGTTTAAATACATCATGTCTGGTCTTACTGGAAACAAAAACTCTGATATTGGTACTGGATTCTCAAGGAGTACTGTAAATTGAGTAGTAGGGAAAGAGTACTAACTTTAAAATTAGATGATAAAAATGTTAGGGATGCAATTAAGAAAATAGAGGAAGCTGGATTTGGTACAAAATCTTCTGGTGGCGGTGGTACTAAAAAATCTACTAGTGGTGATATTGTAAGTCAAATTTTCGGAAAGAATTCTGTAATGTTTAAAAATTTAGCACAATTGACATTAATCGGGGGAGCTATACTAGCATTAGTTAAGCTAGTTCAAAAGATAAGTTCATCAATTATAGATTCATCACCAATTTTACAGGTAATGTTAAAACTGTTCCAAACTGCAATAACTTTCATATTAAGACCAATTGGAGATTTTATTGGTTTATTCCTAAGACCATTCTTAATAATGTTTTTGAGGGCATCACTTGATTTCTATAAGACAGTTGGTCCAATATTTAGAAATATTGGCGGTGAACTTGGAAAAAAGTTTGCTGCAAACTTTGAAAGTCCGGAAAAATTACTTGCTAATCTTATATTAGGAATGGGTGGTGGTAACATTGTACAGCAAGGATTAGCAACTCTATTTGAACAGATTAAAATACCAGAGTTTAAACTACCAGTATTTGATAATTTGTCATTTCAGTTTGAGGTACTATCAAGAAAACTATCAAACTTTGCATCTACCTTACCAGATAGAATAAGAGCAATTGCTCCTATAATAGTAGGAGCTTTCGGGGAGTTAGGTAAATTTGTAGGAGATATTGCACTAAGAGCAACAGAAACAGTTTCGTTGATATTGCCAATGATTACTGGAATAACAGATTTATTTACAGGTATTTTTAATTCTATCAATGAATCATTTAATGCTAATGTGGTTCCAAAACTTGCGGAGTTTTCAGAATTTATTACAGCACTAATAGATCAAGCTAGAGCACCAGTTCAAGCTGCAATAGAAGCAATAGCTGGATTCTTTAGAGATCTTGCAGCATTCTTTACTAATCTTATTGAAAGTATAAATGGACTTATATTTAGTATTCCAGGTGCAATAGCTGGACTTGTAGGCGGTGGAAATGGTGGTGGAAATGTTACTAATAACTTCTTTGAAGGTGCAATACAAGCAGGACAGGAGGTAGTGGACCAGATATTTAATTTCGGGAACCAGGTAGGAAAAAGTATAAATGATACAATATCGGGAAGTAGTAGATAATGGTTAAGATATTTTTAATTAAGAATGATCCTAATGGTGATCCACTATTTAAGTTTGAAGTAACAAACATACAAAATGGTAATATAAGACCTGATTGGCCTGTTACTCCTGCTCCATTACCGGAGGAAGGTAGTGATCAGAATGTATTGGTAAAACTTGTTGGTAATATACTGCAATCAGGTATAACTTGGACACTAAAGGATCATGATACAAATCAAGAAGTTCTTGCGGGAGCACTTACTAAAACTGTTCAACAACAAATAAACTTTTTTGTTAATTTGTTTCAACCACAATCAATAGAGGATTCTTTTCAAATTATATTTGAATATGACTCTGATCCCATAGTGTTTAATGGATTCATACCAAGTGTTCAGTTTGTAATGTCACAACCTAATAACTTGACATGGACCGCAACAGCTAAATTTATTCAAGGAACTGTAGTAGCAGTATATGAACTTGATAGCTCTACAGCACCATTAAATGTAGCAGTTACTAGTCTAGTTCCAGGACAATTTACAATTACTTGGGATGTTCCTGCAGATAATGGAAGTAATCCAATTACAGGTTATAGAGTACAATATGCAATACTTGGTGGTGCATTTCAAAATTCTGATACAACCAATACAGTAGAGCCACTTACTGATACAATAATGGGTCTTGCTACAGGAACATATAATGTTAGAGTATTAGCAAAAACCAATGTAGGATTTGGAAGACCAAGTGTATTGAAAGAAATTGTGGTGGCATAATGAGCAGATCATCTTGTGTAATAAAAGAAGTTCCTGGTGGTACATTACATGAGTATACGCCAATTGGTGTAAAATTCAAGGCTGAAGGTTCAAAGAAACCAGATGTATTAGTTTCACATTTTACCATAAATAATAAGGTTAGGGAAAATTATGAAATTGCATACATTCAGGATATTATAAGTGTTGAATATTTGGCATGTATCCATAATTTTCAATTATCAGCACTTGATGATAGAGGATATGATTTGGATGGAGAATCAGGAGCAAGTGTAAATATTGCAGAAAGTAGATTTTTTGATGTTGATGTTGGAAGATTTAAGGGAAACTATGCATTAGATTTTAATGCAACTAATCAAGCAATAATAATACCAAACGCTAAAGCAGTAACTAGGGTTGATCTTTCTGGACAGTTTGATATTTATGTGTTCTTTTTCCCTGCAAATAATCAATTCATTGATGGAAATAATGAACCTATAGTATGGAGTTTTAATGATGGAAGTAGTGGACTTGAAATAGGAATAACCAATGCAGCAAATGTTAATGAATGGAAGGGGTTTTTTAGAGCTGGTAATGGAATTACAAATGTAGTTCAAAATACTAATATAATAATACCTTTAGGAGATATAAGTAAGCCTACATTAATTAGAGTATTTCGTGGTGGTGATAATATAGTAAGAATGGAAGTTAATGGTGAATTAGATGGTGATCCGTTACTTAAAACTGGTTCAATGAATCCAAGTGGAGTAGATCTTATATTTGGAAATGGAAATGGTAATAATGATGATTTTAGAGGATTAATACATCAAGAAAGAACCTATATAGGAACCGTATTAACACAGGTACAAGCAGATGCAATAAGACAATCCAGACCAGCATTATTTACTATGAAATTCGCGGGAAATATATGGAATGTTGATGATAAAGAATCATATAAGATAGTAAAAGCAGATAGTTTTTCTAAATCATTTGTAAACACTAAATTTCCATTAACCACTTCACCTACTACATATAATCTTCCAACTATACCATTTAAAACCATAATGCAGGGATTAGTTGATGAAGCTACAAGTCCAAATCAATTTTTAGTAAAGGCTAAAGATACATTTGCAACAACTGTAACCTTGTTTGGTAATCTTATTCAGGTTGGTTCATTCTTGGATGTATCAAGTATTTTGTTTTTATTTAGTGGTACAACATTCTACATAACTCCAAGAAAATTATTAATAGTGGAAACAAGTAGCGGGCATCTTACTGATTTCATATTTGATCAAGATAAGGATACTACTAATACACCATACGATATAACAGAAAGTGTAGATAATAATACCAATTTAGTTACATCCGTAATCTTAACATCACCAAACCCTTTAATTAATACTGAAGATTCACTTTCAAGTCCAGCTGGTGCTACATTTACATTAAGAAAACAGGTTGCACAAATAGATCAACAAACTGATTTAGGAAACTTGGCAATTAAAATAAGAGAATCATTTCAATCCATTAATACTAGGTTTGTAATAAAAATAAATACATTGGTAAATTGGGTAAGATTCAATCATATTGTGACAATTAACAATTCAAGAAAGAATATAAATAATGCTCCATTCATAATATCACAAATAGAGCATGAATATCCAAGATCAGATACTAAAATAGCAGTAAATGAAAATGAGATTGACTTTTTTGATATTACTAATAATAATTCACTAGTACAGCAAACTTTATTGGATGGTACAGATACATGACATTCAAACATATAGACAAACTAAAGAAGGAAAGACCTTTTGTAAAGCAATTGGATCGAGAAGACGGTCACTACTACGAGGATGATAAAGGAAATATTTATCCAAGTATTACAACCATAAAGAATCTTACAGATCCTAAAGATTGGTATCCTCATTGGATTAATAAAATAAAACGAGATCATAATGTTGGCGGGATTGAAGCAAATAAAATAGCACAAAAAATAAGTCAATCATCAATGGATGTAGGTACAGCATTACATCAACTAGCAGAAAATTATCTGAATAATAATATAACAATAGTATCTGATCCAGAAAACTTTGAGAAAGATCCAAATCTTTTGTTTGTACCATTAAGACAGTGGTTAGATGAACATGTAGATAATATTTATGCAACTGAAAGTAAGATGTTTAGTAAGGAGTTACAATTAGCTGGAACAGTAGATTTTGTAGCTGTAGTAGATGGTGTATTATCAATATGTGATTTTAAAAATTCCCGGAAACCAAAAATGCCAAGTGAGATAAAAAGAAATAAATATTATGAACAAATATGTGCGTATGGAAAAATGTTTGAAGAATGCTATGGAATTAAAGTAGAACAAGGTGTGATAATTGTAATATCATGGGATGGAAAGGTAAGACCATTTACAGTAAAATTAGAGGATTATGATTCAAATTTGTTGGATATGATAATAAAATATGAATCTGAAGTAAACTTTTAAATATGGCTTATTGTAAATTGTTGATATGGAAAAATCCCTAACTGTAACAGAATTTTTAACTTGTATAAAAGAAGTATTTGATGAAAATGTATCTGATTTTATACAAGCACAGACTAGTCCACAATCAGTTAATTATTTAGTTGGTAAAATGATGGTAAAGACAAAAGGAGTAGCAGATCCAAAAGTAACTTTAAATACAATAAAAGCTATAGTAGATTCTGATTTACCAAACACAAGAAAAATAATCATTTAAATAGTATGTTAAATTAACATAATCATGGAATTAATAAAAATACCAAAAGAATTAACGGATGAAAAAGCATTTTTATTTTGTAAAGAAAATAACATAAATCCACAAGATGTACAAGGTTATCCTTATATATTTGGTAAATTCATACAATAAACTCTTAAATATAATAACTGTAACAACAGTTATATATGGTCAAATTAGTAAAACGAAAAATTGAAGGAAAACCTGAAGAATTAGTTATTGATAAAAGAACTGTACCAGATAAAACTAATGTTCGCAGGGCAAAGAGTTTAAAGTATGCTAGAAATCTTCCAGTAAAATGTAACGTATGCCCTTATAGACCAGATAGTGAAGGTGGGAATGGAGTTTGTACAAAATATGAAAGAGATTCATTATGTACTATAAGACCAGATATTTCAAAAGCAGTTGATAAGTTTAACGAAAGAAACGAGGGTAGAATTTTACCAATGTTGGAATCTGCATTTATTGATGATTGGGAAAGCCTTCAATTCCATGAGACAATGGAAAGAATGGGAGGGGAAATAAATCCAGAAGTTACAAGACGAAGAAACTCCATGGCAAATTTGGGGAAGATAATTTCAGAAATCAGAACCAAAAAAGAAACAATAGAAGTAAAGGATACTAGAATATCAAAAGGTAAGATACTAGAAATTGCAAGAATGATTACTATTTCAAAGGAAAGTTCACCTGATGTTTGATGATGAAGTACCACCCATTGAAACAATAACTGATGATGAAGTAGAATTTGCTAAAAGATTTGTAAGAGCAAGTAAGGACTGTTCTTATTTTGTGGAGCAATTTTTTGGGGAAGAGAATCACGATTATAACGTTCCATATCTAAACTGTGAAGATAGATTTGTTGTATATCGTTCTGGAAGACAGTGTGGAAAAACGCGGAATGCAGCACTTAAAGCTATTCATTTTGGATACTTTGCACCACTAAAAGGAGTTAAAATTAGACAAAGAAAAGCTAGTATAGTTATAGCATCAATCACAAAAGATCAGGCTGCTATCATATTTGATGCAATTGTAGATTATGTAAGCATGAGTACTATTCTATCTGATAATGTAATGCGTGTGACAAAAACAGAACTTGTATTAAGATGGTATAACGGATATGGAAAAACTAAATTTGTTGTAAGACCAATAGGTGATACTGGTAAATCACTAAGAGGATATACTACACATTTGGCTATACTTGATGAGGCTGGTTACATTCCAGAAATTGTTTATAATGCATTTTTACCATCTACTCTTACTACAAGGGCTAGAATCTTACTAACAAGTACACCAAAAGGAAAGGCTGGTCAGTTCTTTAGAGCATGTGAACAGTCACATACCATATATGAACATGGTGTACCAGCACTTAGAAAAGGTCATGAAGACAGAAAGAAAAATAAATGGACTCAGTTTCATGTTGAAAGTTATGATAATCCTGATGTACAAGATGATCCTGAAATTCTTGAAATTGCAGCAGGGGGAAGTGAGGCTCAAAAGAGACAGGAACTTAAGGGAGAATTCCTAGATGGTGGAAATTCATTAATTCCATATGATATATTGCAATTGGCTTTAAGCCCGATAAAAAAGGAACCACTATTTTCATATTATTATTTAGGGGTAGATACTTCAGGTAAAGGCAAGGATGAAACTGTACTAACTACAATAGGCGTAACAGATGATGGAGTACTATACCCTGTAGATATATATGTGGAAGAGACAACTGATCAGACTGATTTAGCTAGAAAGATTCAATCCCTCCATAGACATTTTCAATACTATAACATATATATAGACAGTACAGGAATCGGGGATACTTTATTGGATATATGTAATAAAATAGATGGATCAATGCCAACATATGCAGTAAATTTCAAATCAGATAAACTTGAATTATATAAAAATCTAGCAAGAATATTTAATGACAAACTAATTAATCTTTCACTATTAGATGATTATCATAAGACAAAAATGGCAGATCAACTTTCATACATGTATTGGGATTATGGTGAAGCAAAGGACCAGACACCAAAGGCACGTTCAAATGCCATACATGATGATTATCCAGACAGTTTAGCACTTGGAGCATTCGGGGAACAAAGCGGGGATTTCATTCAAGCTATACCAATGGATATATTTAAAGTAAGCAATGTTTAAATACATGCCAAAACTTATATTACCATGGTAAGGCTGATTCAGAAATCTAGATTTTTATCACAAGATAAGGTTTATTTTGATGATTTTAAAAAAGAGGGAATCATAACAGCCATAAATGGTGACAAATTAAGAATATTTGATATTAAAACAAAATCAGTACTGTATAGACACCCTCAAACCGTTTATAAAAAAGAAGAAACTATGGGATGTGGTCATTGGGATGCATTATCAAAAGAAAAAAGAATAGAACTTTTAGTTAAATATAAAGCTTCAAAGAAACTAGCCTCAAGGGATTGGCAATATGTTACAATTAAACATGTATTATACAAAGGAGAAGGCAGTGGACAACTAGCTCCACAAGGAGTAAACACTGATACTCAAAATGTATATAATCCGGTATCATCTGATAAAACCGTAACTGATAGGATAAAAGAGGAACTTGAAGAACAGTCTAGGGGTGATAATAAAAACGATAGTAAAGACGAAAAAAAAGATAATAAAAAAAATAAAAAGAAATCAAAAAATATTTTTAAACGTTAGGTGATTCCTCATAAGAAGATCTAATTATACTCGTCGCTGTAAGTGCCCTTGCAACAAGGAACTGCCTTCACGTTATAAGGGTAGAGAAAGAATATTTTTTGATGGTGAAAAATGTAGAAAAACCTGGGGAAAAATGTCTGAAGAATCAAAACAAGATAGATTAAAACAAATGAAAGAAGATATAGAAAAAGAAATTTCTAGGAACTAGGTTTACTTTATGTTTTACCTATATAGTCTCTATGAATATCAATTTTATTATTAAATCCAAAATGTGTTTTTGATGTTTCTACACCACGAATACTAAAATTATTACTGCCCCTGAGAATATTTTTTACTGCTTCTACTACATCTTCTTGTTTGAACGTAGGACTAGCACAGAAAAATAATAATTCACCGTCAGGTTCATGTCTAATTTCTATTGCAGGATAATGTAAATTACTCATGTTTTTTAATCCTATATGTTGTTTGTGGATCTCTAATTTGATCTGGATGATTATGTTCATATTCTGTTAGCATTCTAATTATAATTGTTTCATCACTGTCAGTACCTTTCCTGGTATCATGATCTTTAGCTAGTCTTCTTAATCTTGTTTTAGTTGTCTTTTTTATAACAATTGGAGTGGTATCCCTTAATGGATTCATTTGTCTTGCCATGATTCATATAAAAGCAATAGATATATATACATTTTGATACTGTTTATAGAAATTTCCGCGGAAACACTTAAATTATAAAAATATCATACCATTCATAATGAAAGCTACAAAACAAAGCGAGGGTGGAAATTACCTGAAAATCAAATATGTGAAAGACAACAAAATTACAGACCTAAAAATAGTCGGGGATGTTGATACTGTTGAATTCACACAAGAAAAAGATGGTAAAGAATACACAGTCGTAAAGTACCAAGCTGAAGTAACATATGAGGGAATCACAGATGATTCTCCTAATACCTGGACCATGAATCATTCAAGCAGCAATGCATTGATTGAGGCATTTGGTGAGGATACAGATGATTGGTTGCATAAAAATATTCCAATCACTCTATCAGGTGAGGGAAAAATGAAACACTTTAAAGTGGATGAGTTAAGAATCAAATAATAATTCATTTACCTTTTTATTTTTTTTAAAACACTTATATTAAACCTGCATACTTGTTATACTATGAAACCTGTTGATGAACTTAAAACAAAATTAATTCAGGCATGGCGGGATTTAAAAAGTACCGAGTTTCGTGATGATGTTAGAAAGGATGCATACGCAGATATTGTTAATATTTCAGAAGAAATAACAAAGTTAGATAATACATTTGAAATGGATACTAAATTACTTTTAACATATGATACATTCAAATCCGCGGAAGTAAAGCCAAGGGTACAATGGCCTGAATATAAAGATGATACACACTATAGAGACTTAGAAAATCATTTTGATAAACTAACTGCATTGGCAGTAAAAATAGCACATAAAAGATTACCAAGAATTCCACAAGATTCTGATAAGTTTGGTACGATAGTAAATGCAACAATTACTCACTTGATTGCATTAGAGAAAAATTAATATAAGAGAATATTAAGTGATATAATATGAGTGGTTCAAAATCAGTTCTAATTGTTTCAGATATACATGTTGGAAGTAGTACTGCAGTATGTACACCAGAACCGGAAATTGCGGATTTAGAAACAACACACAATCCAAACAAATTACAAAAAGAACTATACAGTGTATGGGAAGAATGTATTGATGAGTTACATCAAAAGAAACCTGATTTACTTGTTGTAAATGGTGAGCCTTGTGACGGTGGAAATCCTAAAGGATTAGGAAAACAATCCTGGACTACCAATCTACAGGACCAATTAAATGATGCTGAGAAATTATTAAATAAAATTAAATATAAAAACCTATTATTCACTAGGGGTAGTGGGTATCATGTAGATCAACAAGGTACAAACTTTGAAGAGATAATTGCAAAACAAATGAAGGCTGATAGATACAAGGCATATGGTGGTAGTGGAATGACTGATTATTACGCCCTGGTAGAATTACATGGTAAGATATTTAACTTTACTCATCATGTAGGATTTAACAAATGGGCTGCATATAGAACTACTGCTTTAGCTAGAGAAATGGCTGGAATGGTATTTGAGAAAGATAAAATGGGTCATGCAGATATTATAGTTAGAAGTCATGTTCATTACTTTGTTCATGTTGAATTTGTACATTCTCATGGTTTCACTACACCAGCTTGGAAATTTCCTGATGGACATTTATTTAGGGGTGGAACTGCAGGAACTACACCAGATATAGGAATGATTGAAGTAATAGTTGAACCAAATGGTGAAATTGAAATAGTAAAACATATCGCGGAAATGAATATTAAACCACTTGTGAGACATTATTAGGTATGAAAAAAAGAACAATAATATATGATGAATTACCAGATATAGAATTTGAAAAATCCAATGATGATAAAATATTAGAACTTGTTAAAGTAGGCAACCATACATATTGTACACGTTTATCTCAAGAAATGAAAAAGCCCAAAACTACTGTATCAGATACATTACAACGTTTAGTTAATAGTGGAAATTTTGAAAAAATAGGTAATAGAATTGTTAAAGGCTCTAATAACACAAATATAATGATCTATAAAAGAATAAAATAAGGTTTTTTTACCATAAGATAATTTATAAATAGATATTCATAGATGTATCATATGACATATAATTTTTTTCTTGTTTGGATGAATAGGGCTAAACTGTATTGGAACCTTGTAGAAGATCCGGGATTTTGTAAAGAGTATAATTTTATGAGAAAAGAAATGGGATTATTAAAACCATATATTTCAAAAAAGTAAACATTTATATTGAAGTGGTTTTATTATTACTCTATGAGTAATGTACAGCAACCAGTTTTAAGACAGGGTAGTACACAAGAACAAGGTCAAGTAGCACTATATAATAATATTGCAGCAGCAACTATGATTACTAAATTAATGAAAACAAGTCTTGGTCCAAGAGGATTAGATAAAATGATGATAGATTCTTTAGGAGAAGTAACAGTAACTAATGATGGTGCTACTATACTAAAAGAGATTGACGTTCAACACCCCGCAGCAAAAATGTTAGTGGAGATTTCACAAAGTACAGATAAAGAAGTAGGTGATGGAACTACAAGTACCGTAATATTTGCGGGAGATTTATTAGAAAAGGCAAAATCATTACTAGAAAATGATGTACATCCTACTACTATAGTAGATGGATACAAAATGGCTTCAAAGGAAGCAGTAAATATATTAAATGAAATATCAATAAAGATTAAGGATAATGATTATGATTCATTACTCAGAATAGCAAAAACTACAATGCAATCCAAATTAACAAGGTCAGATTCAGACTTTTTATCAAAAATGGTAGTAGATACTATTTTACAAATTAAAGATGGTAATACAGTAGATATGACTAGAATTAAAACAATGACTGATCCAGGTGAATCAATGGATAAATCAAGATTAATTAAAGGTCTAATTATTGATAAAGAAACCGTAGATGGAGCAGTATTTAAAATTACTGATGCTAAAGTAGCATTAATTAGTTCTGCAATGGAAATAGCAAGAACAGAGTCAACTACTGAAATTCACGTTACTAATCCAGATCAAATGAAGGCATTTACTGATAAGGAAGATGCTATGTTAAAAGAAATGGTACAGCCACTAATTGATGCGGGTATCAATATAGTATTCTGTAAAAAGGGTATAGATGATGTAGCACAATATTTCTTGAATAAGGCAGGAATTAAATCCGTAAAACGTGTAAGAGAATCAGATATGAGATCTCTATCCAGAGTTGCGGGAATTGATATTTTAGAAAAGACTTCAGATATTGAGGGAAGTAAAATAGGAACTCTATTAAGTGTAGAAGAAAAACAAATAGGTGATAGTAATTGGGTATTTGTTGATGGTGGTGAACAGTCAAAAGTAGCTACATTATTCCTTCGTGGTGGAACCAAACGTGTAGTAGATGAGGTTGAAAGATCTATAGTTGATGCTACAATGGCAGTTAGAGATGTTATTATAGAACCTTCATATGTATATGGATGCGGATATTCTGAAGCATTGGTATCTAGAAAATTAAGAGAATGGTCCAAAAGTGTAACTGGATTAGAACAATTAGCAGTAGATAGTTTTGCTGATGCACTAGAAAACTATGTATTAATACTTGCAAAAAGTATAGGATTAAACGTACTTCGTGCAAAATCAACTTTACGCCAAGGAAAGAATTTTGGAATTAATGTTATTAAAGGAGAAATCGGGGATGTTACTAAATTAAATATTCTAGATCCAACACTAGTAAAGAAACAAATTATAAATAGTGCTACTGAAGCAGCATGTATGATATTGAGGATTGATGAGAATATAGCTATATCAGCACAAAATCAACCACAAGCTGCACCAATGGTATAATTTTTTAAAATAATCTTTATATATCACTATTAATATCTTTTTGTTATGTTTAGTGAACTTGATACCATTCAAATCAATGAAGCATTTTTAAAAGCAAAGGATCAGGTTCCTAACTATACAAAAAGACATGAAAAAGTTAATATTAATGGTAATGTTATAGCTGTACTTAAATATCCTGACGGTCATATCGAACCTCATATCACTTTTAACCTTGTAGTTACTACAGGTGCAAATTATTATGCACAACTTGTAGGTCAGATTACTCCAACAAATGCATTTGATACATTGGTATTAACAAATGGTACTGCTGTTACTCCTGTAGCCGGAGATAATTTTTCTGCTTTACCTACTATAGATGTTAATGGTAGTACAACAAAAGCTGTAGATGGTACTTATCCACGATTAAATGATCCTGATGCAGCTAATACAGGTAGGGGTGAATTTATATTTACATGGAGAACATCTTATCTTACTACTGATTTTAATACTGATACAAAAGCTAATATAACCATGGGAATGATTACATTACCCACTCCTTCAGCTTCAGATCCAATTTTGAATTTCTTTGCTTTTGGTACACCATTCGCAAAACCAAGTACTGCAGCACTCGTTGTTTGGGTTAATCATACATTCGTAGGTGCCTGATAGTGGTCAATGAAGGAAATAATTTTAAAGAAGTCGTTTATTACCATCTAATACACAATGATGGAAAGATTATTAAAGGGCATTAAGTTACTAACTATTAATGCCATATGAAGAAGATAAACTAGATAAAGAAGTCAGTAAATTAAAATGGCCTAAAAAATGTGAATGCGATTGTCACAATGACGGAAGAATAAGACATGATATAAATGATATGTGTTGTGAAAAACCTGATGTACAAATTGCAAGTCAACCATGTAAATGTGCGGATGATCTTCATGTAGCATGTTCAATAGATCCACGATATATCATAAATAAAGCTCAAATTACTGATACAAAATATGCAATAATGGATAAACTTTCAAAATATACAGGATGTGTTGTATTTGGATATGATGAAAATAACAAGTCATTGGATATACATTTTTCACGTTCTACATGTGAATGGAATGATGGCGCGAGAATACAAATTAATAAATTAACTAAAAGTGATAAAGATGCTCTTAGAAAGTATTTGGAAAGTGGGGAATAAAATGAATGAACTTTGTGAAAAATGCGGGAGAGAATTCAAACCTGAAGATTTAAATAAGGAATTATGTAAAGAATGTGATATATCATGAATGAAAAAATGGCTAATTATAAAATAGGAATATCTGGTATTCCAGCAAATTTTGTTTCTCCTTTAGTATATGTAATTAGACGATGGATTGAAGATAAATCTGAATGGAGTAAACATGATTGGCAAAATGAAGGTGATAAGAAAAATATTAGTGATATGGTTGACAAACTTATTTTCTTTAAAAAAATTGATTATGAAGAAAATGGACTGGAAAAATATCTAAAGGAGAATTAGAAAATGAAAAATGAAAGAGTAGTAACATACGGACAGAAATATCCTTACAGGCTTCAAACAAGTACTTATGCTGCAAAAAAAGGCGGGAGTGGCAAGGGACAATTTTCAGTAGAAATAATGGTATATGTTCCAGGTGCAGGATGGGATATTGTTGATGTAAACGTACATGATAATGAATTACTATTAGGTGTATTAAAGAAGATAGAATTTAATGAGTTTCTAGGAATGGAGCATGTAGGGGATAGTTCAGCAAAACTATATGATAAATTAGAAAAACTTTGGGGGTATAAAATTGAAAGATAAATATACTGAAATATCAGCTAAAGAAATGAACAAAAGAGCTGATAATATGACTAAAGAATTTATGTGTCCTCATTGTGGATTTGAAACGGATGATACGAAATAACATAATATGAGTAAAATACATCCTAATAGAATAGGATTTTTTATAGTAAAAACTGGGGGATATTATAAGAAATGATAAGTGAAGCTAAAGTAAGATTTATATCAGCTATATATAGAGAGTATACAGAAATGATGAAAGAGAAACATTCCGCGGAAGAGATAAAAATCATTCATGATATTAACAGAAAGATAAAGGATATGATTGTAAAACTTTGACCATACAAGATATTCCTGATTGGACCGCAGCAATAGAAGCAGCAAAGAAGATTATTTTACCTGAAACAAATGAACCAAAAACATTTCAACAAGTAGCAGCAATACTTGGAAAGGCTACTGAACTGTTATTAATATCCAAGAATCAAAAGTATGGAAAGGGAAATATTCTAAGTGCTCTTAGGTTTGGAATGACAGTAGAACAGGGATTAATGTTAAGGGAGAATGATAAAACAGAACGTATTTTAAATTCATTTAAAGGAATTAATTTAGGTAAAGAGGGATTATTAGAATCATTTGGAGATAAGGCCGGATACGCGGAGATTGGAATGATGTTACAATTAAAAACAAAGGATGGTAAAACCTGGTATGAATTACCAATAGAGGAATGAAACAAACTAAATTACATTCGCTATTAGAATCTGTTAATGCTGCAGCATTCGCAGCACCTACAGCTATAGGATTACACAAGTTAATGATTTGGATATTTACAGACTGTGCAAGGATTACTGATCCATGTAATAATGAATTTGTAGGAATATCCTGGATATTGTTTTTCTTTCATAGTATTGCATGGAAATATATTATAAGACGATTACATGAAAAATATAACGTTGAACTTAATCCATGGTATATGATGAAAAGACTTAAAACAAAGATAATAGGATGATTATACAGTGAATAGTAATTATACATTTAAAAATGACGAGGTAGAACTAACAGAACTAGGTCAATTTATCCGAGATGTGTTTCCAAAATATAGAGTAGAAGTAGAATGGTATATACTTTATGATAAAATTACCCGCAAATATATGGGATATACAAAAACTATTCCTATTGATTCTCGTTATGGATTTAGAAATCCAGACATTATGATTATTGATAAAAAAACTAATAAACTACTTACATGTTTTGAACTTGACGGGGGAATACATACAAAAACAATGTTTAGTGATACCAAGGAAAGAAATGATCTATATGAAGAATTAAAAGTACCGTTAATAGTATGTACAAAGGCTGAAATTAATAAGAGTATATTTGATGAGGTACATAAAATTCTATTAAAATTATTGAGGTAAGAATGGTTTTTAATTTATCTATAAGTGATAAATCAAAAGATTCTTTTAATAGAATTACAGCAATTGCGGAAATAATGGGTGTATCTACCTCATCACTAATAATGAAGGGTGTAAAGATGTATATAAACAAGGTTGATAACATCACACCATTAATTAATGATGAATCATTATGGGATGGAATAATATCAAAGATGAAGAAAGAAGATTTGAAAAATATGAATACACTTTTATTTAGGTTAAACCAAAAAATAATGGAATTTTATGATACCAATAAATAAGTTACGAGAAATGGGGTTCAATTTGATGCCCTTACAAAAGGAATCAAAAGCACCTGTATTATCCAGTTGGTTAAAACTAGTTGATGAACAATATGAGGGTAAATTCCCTGAAGGATGCAATGTTGCTATAATATGTGGAACCACTTCAAACAATTTGTTTGTAGTTGATTTGGATGATTCTACATTATATGATGATTTTGAATTTTACCATGGTGTTACATTTACTGTAAAGACTAGTAAGGGATACCATTTTTATTTTAGAAATAATGGACTTCCAATTCCCGGAAGAAAGTTAGTAGATAAAAGGGGAAGACCAGTTGATATAAAGTCTCATGGTGGTTATGTAATAGCACCTGGTAGTATTCATCCAGATACTAAAAAACCATATGAAATAATATGTGATAAACCAGTACTCACTATAGATCCAAATGAAATTAAAGACTTTCTTGAAAAGTTAGGATTTGATATAAAGAAAAGAAGTTTTGATGAAATAGAACAAGGTGTAAGTGAGGGTGGAAGAAATGACAGTACATTTAGTTATGGTTGTTACCTGGTAAGAGAAGGAGTTTATGGAGAAGCATTAAAAATTGAACTGGAAAAACTAAACAACAAGCACAAGCCACCATTACCTCAAAAGGATATAGATATACTATACACACAGATAACAAAGGCTGAAAACAGAAAGATAAAAATACATATGAAAAATGTGGAAAGAATACAGGACCGATTAAAGGTTACACCTGTAAAGATGCAGGACATAAGACCAGAACTTCATGAAGGGTTTACAATACAGTTTGATTGCATGATAACTGCAGTAGGTGAAAGAATGACATATACCAAGAATGCGGAATTTGAATGCTACGAATGTGGGGATTCAGTTACAAAGAAATGTAATGAATTATATCAGATGGTAGTACCAACCTGTAAAACACATGGAACTAAACGAATAATTAATCATTCAACAAAAGAGACTGGATATATTCAACAACTACGAATACAGGAATTTCTAGAAGATTCAAAACATTCTTCACCAATAGAGTTTGATGCTGAAATATTGGATGATGGAGTAGGAGAGGCATTTATGGGGGATAGAAAGACAGTTACAGCAAAATTTAGAAGCATACCAAATAAGAGTGGTTATAACACCATAGTATTTGAAATTATTAATATGGATAATATGGAACAAGGTGAGGGATGTATGCCTGATAAAAAGGAAATAGAAAAATGGGAAAATAATAAAAACTTGTTTGAGGATGTTACAAACTCTATAGTTCCTGAACTATTATTTAGTCCGTTAATTCTTAAAAGTTTAATACTATACGCTGCAGGAGGTACAACGTTAAATGGTAAAAGAGACAGTATAAATGCTGCACTCATTGGGGATGCTCAATTAGCAAAATCAGAGGTTTTAGAAAGATTTCATATACTACTTCCAGGTTCAGGTTTTACAGTTGGTATGAGAACAAGCGGAGCAGGGCTTACTATAGGTATGGTAAAATTACATAACGGTATGTCAGTACCAAAAGCCGGATGGTTCCCACTACATACAAATCATCACTGTATATTTGATGAGGGTGACAAGTTAAAACCAGAAGATCAGGATGCTTGTCTTGAAGTTATGGAACAACAGACTGTAACACTTGTAAAAAATGGTGTTCCTGGTATCAGACTTCCAGCAAAATGTCCATTACTTTTTGCGGGAAATCCAAAAGGTTCAAAGTTTAACAAGAAACTATCTATTATGGATAACTTTAATATGAGTGTACCATTTGTATCTAGGTTTGATTTTGTATTCTGTATAGTTGATAGTAATGATCCAGTAATAGATCAAGCTATTAGGGAATGTATAAAGTCATTTCAGGATAGAAAGGCTGAATATATGACTATAGAAGAACTTCAAAGATATTTTACATATATCGGCACAATTAATTCTAAAGTACCAAAATCACTTTATTATAAAATAGATGAACTGCATATAAAAATGAGAAAATTAAACAAGTTGGACAGCCTGCCTATAGGTGTTAGACAATACCATGGACTCTTTAGACTCATTACAGCCTGTGCTTCAGCACATCTAAGAGAAGAAGCAACAATACATGATGTTATGATAGTTGAGAAAATAATCAATGCATCATTTAAATCAATGAGAATGGATCTGGATTCGGGGGAACAAACTGGATCAATTGTACCAAAGAAAGAAACAAAAGAAACAGTTTTCCTAGAAGTATGGACCGCATGTAAAGATATTCAGGGAGAAGTAGGAAGGGAAGAATTTATAGAAAACTTGGGAAAACGTACTCCATATAACCCATTAACAGCACCAGTAGAGTTTAACAAATGGTGGAAGGATTTCGGAAGAATAGAACTTGTAAATGAAACTGAAAGATTCAAAATGGTTAATATTTAGTAATATGTTAGGAATTTTTAAATACAAGTATATCATAACATTTATATGGAAAAAGATACATTGAAACAGTTCAATAAGTATATTGCTGAAGATGCCATTGGTATTTCTAATAAAGGGGAAGACGAAGATGAGTAGATATAATACAAACTTTGCTAAAGGAAAACATGGAAATGAATTATTTTTTGATAAACTTAGAATAATAATTGATGATAATCCTGTATACATTACAGGTCAACTATTTAAAAATGGTTTCTTTAAAAAGAAATTAATTCAAATAGAACAAACTGGAACTAGAAATAATCCACAAAAAGACAGTATAGTATTTGAAATGTTAAATGCAGATAAAACTAGAATGGATAAAGGAACATATACAGTAAAAATTTATTCATATTTTGATGGTTTAGGTGGAAAGTCCTGGACTGATAAATTTGAACTAGTGTAATATTTTACCATCCAATACATATTTTTTCTTACGTTTAGGTTGGACCCACTGATACCTTAGCTTGTCTTTTTGTTTGTCTGTTAGTACCATGAAATCAATATCATCTAATAATTCACCATTTGGATGCCATGATTCAACATGTTCTTCTAATGTCTGTCCACCTAATTGCGGGTATTTTTCAAACACTTCTTCTTTAATACACATTCTACCACACATATCACAAAAATCATGATCCTCATTAGTAAGATTTATTCTTTTAAATTTTGATTCACTACTACTTTTAGGGCAATCATGCCATTGTCCTTCAGAGTTTTGTAACCAATTCTTACCGTTCTTAGTCTTTACCCAATTGAATCCGGGTATATCATTCTTACAAATAGGACATTTAGCCATTATAATTTCTCAACAATACACTTTACAACATCTACTGTTACTGCATTACCAAGGCATTTATATCTTTGCGTATCGCTTAATCCTTTTGTATATCCATCTGGAAATGATTGAAGCCTTTCACACTCTATTGGTGTTAGTCTTCTTGCTTTAACACCATCATAAATTCCAACTCCACAATTTTGTGATAAGCAGAACTGTGGATCTCCTTTATTTTTAATTCTTCTTCCATTTGCTTTTGTATTTTCTATTGAAATAGCTACATTTCCTATAGAATATCCATGTGTACATGCAGAAATAGTTGGTGATAAACCAGATTCATCATATATATTACTACATTGAGAATATCCATATAATTTTTTAATTCTATTATCATTATAAAATCCAGTTTTATTTGACTCACTAGATGTTAAAGTTCTTCCAATTCCATTAATATCATATATTCTACCATTAGTTCTATTTGATTTTTTTATATATTTTATTTTCGGTTCAAAATTCCATTCAATGCTTTCTCCGATAGGAAATACTTTTCTGGAACATTTTCCTCTAAGATGGCAGACAATGAAGATACGTTCCCTGTTCTGTGGAACAAAATATTTGCTGTTAAGTAATTGCCATTCGACTGTATACCCCATTTCATCGAGGGTATCTCTGATAATTCTATAGGTTTTCCCTTTGTCGTGAGATAATAAGCCTTTGACGTTTTCGAGCAGTAAAAGGCGTGGCTTCCTTTCTTTAGCAATCCTAGCGATTTCAAAGAATATAGTACCGCGTGTGTCCTCAAAGCCTTTTCGTCTTCCAGCAATACTGAAAGCTTGGCAAGGAAATCCTCCGCACAGTCCTTCAAAATCTGGAAGTTCTCTTGGGTTGATTTTTCTTGCATCATTGTATAATGATATGTTTGGGAAGTGTTTTCTATATATTTGTTGTGCATATTTGTCTATTTCACATGCTGCAACTACCTCATCACCATTTTCAATGAGAGCCTTATCAAATCCCCCAATACCTGAAAATAATGATAACCACTTCATTAAATTAACTTTTATATACTTATAAATATAAATGTTTAGAAAAAAAGAGGTTAGATCTTTAATAGATCAGTCCATTTTGTTTGTTTAAAACCAGTCAGTTCATTCAAACGATTGATTGTTTCCTCTGTGAGTTCATATTCTGAATACTCTCTAAGGGTGTTATTTATGACAGATAGGATATTTATATCCCTGTCTGGATCAATAGTTTCGTATTGAGAAGCAATTAAAGCTTTTTTACAAATTACATTAATTACTTCTTGTCTACTTACTACAACTGGTTCTCCGTAACTGCTAGATTCACGATTTATCTTACGATAGATAAATTCCTGACAATTACTTTTGTGGAATTGTTCTAAACGCATTAATTAATTCTTATATAGTATATAATATATATCTTTACATGCCTAATTATAATAAAATTCGCGGAACAATATTTGAGCATGAATTTAAATGGGCTTTACAAATGTTATCATTTTATGTTATTAGGGCTTATTCTAGTATAGGGGTTGCTGATTTAGTAGCTACTATTCCTTGGAATATCCGCGGAAATTACAGGCCATTACTAATACAGGCTAAAAATCAAAAGAACAAGGATTATATAAGACCAATGGAAAAAGATCATTTAAATTATCTGCAGCAAATTAATTCTGGATTAGTTATTGTATGTTACAAGGACAATAAAAAAGTAATGATAAAGGAATGGGATACAGGAATTAAATCAACATTCGCGGAATTCATGTTGAAACACTATGGTATTAAATGTGATTACTCTAAGTTACTATCAAAGTACAGATCACATAACAGGCCAATACACTTGTATAAGGTTGATGTTGATTCAAAGAATAGACCGTTAGGACCATTCCAGGACTTTGAAAGTGTGGGTGTATGGTACCCTTATGTACCTGAACACTTTAAAGAAAAGCATAAGGAATAAATATAGTATCATAAGAATATGTTTTATGCATATAGCAGGAATAATGATACTAGTAGTTTCAATACTAGTGTTATCAGTAGGAGGAATGAGCAATCATAACTTTTACACAAATAACGTCTATGAAGTTGACCAAATTGGTTCAATTTTAAACAATGCAGTATCAACAAATAACCTTTCTGATAAGGCTACATACATGACACAAGTATTAGATGGTCTATCAGATTATAGTGGAAATCCAAAGTGGTTATATCCAGTAGATTATACAAACTTTGATAGTATCAAAAAGGTATTATCAGAGAGTATACAAACCACTTTAGAATTAGACAGTAGAACAGATGTTGATTCAATGTCATATCAACAATCATTATCGGTGGTAGATAATACCATAAATGTGATTAAAGATAGAATACATGACTCAGCAAGTGCTATGAATACCAATCCGGAAAAAAACCCTACAACTTGGTGGGTTTTATTTTCATTCATTATGATAGCAGTTATTACTATCTGGTTAGTTGATGGTGCAAGACCTGACGGTTGGTTTAAATACTGGTAATATCAGTTACCCCTTTTTATTTTTTTTAAACACTTATATTATCTAACCACCTTTTCTTTTTTATTATGAAACGTAAAGATGTTGATAAAAGTATTCAATTAACATATAAATATGAAATTAAAAATACTAAAGTTATAAATGGAGAAATTTATCTTAAAATTGTAGGTACAAATAAAGGTGAACTTGGAACTTATAAATGGATAAAATTAAATACTGTAGTTTCTTATTCTAAAGAGGTTGAAGGATAAATGAAACACTTTCCCAAAATACAAGCAGTTCATAAACCCGAATCTGTAGGGTATAAGGAAGGTAATATTATTGTAGAAGAGAAAGTGGATGGTTCACAGGTTAGATATGAAATTGATGATCAAGGAAATATTTCAGTAGGTAGTCATAACGTTGATAATGTTCATATTGGTGATAGTAGTGGTTTTTCAAAAGCAATTGATACCGCCAATAAAGTATTTAAAAATATGAAAGCAGATCCAGGTGAGAAAATAGTAATATTCGCGGAATACCTATCAAAACCTAAACAAAATACTATTCCCTATGCAAGAACACCAAATTGGAATATAGTAATATTTGATGTTATGGTCAACGGGTATTATCTTGATCGAGAAGCCAAGGAAGTATTTGTATATCAACTTGGAATGATTGAGGTAGTACCTTTATTATGGAAGGGTAAAGGTGAAGACTTTACAGATGAAATCCGGGAAAAACTATTAAAAACTCCATCATTTCTAGGACACCAAAAAGGGTATGATAAAATCGAGGGAATTGTAATTAAAAACTATGGAAAACTGTTTGATCCAAGATTTAGAAACCTAGAAGGAAAACACATGGTAGTTAAAATTGTTAATGAATCATTTCAGGAGAAACATAAAATAGAACATCCAGGACAGAATGGAAAGATAGAAGAACTAATAAATTCATTACACAGTGAAGCAAGATGGAGAAAAACCATTCAACATTTGATGGAAGATGATCCTAAACAATTAAAGAATCATATGAGAGATTTAGCACTTATAGTTCCGGGAGTTATTAGTGATATAGAAGAAGAAGAGAAAGAGGCCATAAAAGAAGAGTTGTTTAAAATATATATGCCAAAGATAAAAGCAAGATGTATAAGGGGATTGCCGGAATTTTATATGAAATACTTGGAAGATATGGATGAGTATAAAGGAACTTGAAACCAAAGATAGAATGTTCCAGATGTGGATTTATAATAAATTGTAATGATCCAGATTGTGATATTCGTATGAAAAGACATGTTGTTGGAAGGCACACCAGACATACAACTATATCTGAACGTGACGGATCAATTATAACCAAAGGTGGAATGGGGAACCTTGATATATGGAAAGTAAGCTGGATAACAATATGGTAGATATTCCCGAAGACTTTTTATTAAACCCTGATCTCATTGATAAATTTTTGGGAATGTTTGATAGTAAAATACAATTATATAAATCAGAATTAGAAAAGACAGATAACATTAGAAAACAACTACAGGCTAATATTAGCATATTGGAAGAAAAACAGGAAATCATGTTAAACTATTCAAAATTTGTAAAGGGAAAAGGATTTGGATATATGAAACAAACTGCAGATGAACACTTTAAGAATGTAAAGGAAGCAGATTCTAATAGAGTAGTACAATATTGCGGATTGCCATATAATTATTTAAATAAGGATTGGAGTTGTATGAGGCCACCAGGACATGATGGAGATTGCGGAGTAGTATAATGATAGATATATATTCACTAGATAGAATTAAAAGACTATCCAATTATGCATATTATAATGAGAATAAACTCACTAAAGATGATTTGCATAAAATGTTAATGAAAATAAGGAAACTAGTAAGATGAGTACAAAATGTGCTTCATGTGGATTGGATATTCTAAAACATATTAAAATAACTTGGATAGGTTGTTTATCTTCACTTTCAGGTGAAATTGAAGTATATAGAAAGAGTATAAAGGATAAGAAAAATGAATCTTAGGATTTCGGGGGATAGTTTAAAGTTTGATCATGATTCCTGGATTAATATAGTAAAATATAATATAAAATCAAAAACAATGCTAGTAAATGAAAAATATGAATTACAGAATGTACCATTAAAACTATTTGTAGACTTTGCATTATCAGATAGTAAGGGAAGTTTTTATAACCTTAATATAAAGGGAAAAGATCAATTTTTACATGAGTATTTCAAAAGATAACAACTATGTTATATATTTTGAGCCAATGGATATAGTGGCTGAAACCCCGGAGGAAGCTATGAGAAAAGTAAAATATGTTGAAACTATAGTTAGTAAAATTATAATAGTAGATAAAAATGGATTACCTAAAGGGTAATACTTGCTTCTTGGTTATTGAATATTTGTTCACATTCTAATTTACTTAATGTAGTTGCTGGAAGTCTAGCAAAAACTTTTGCAAATGCACCTGTTATAGTAACTCCTTGAATAGAATTAAAATCTTCAGATCCGAATTCAGGAGTTGGAACTTTTGGTATAATAGGCATTTTAATCATATTCTGTACTATAATTTACTATATAAAGATTGCTTAAAAGTTTTTACCATGTGCCTCATAATGACAAGGTTTGCATAGAGTTATTCCATTATTGACATTTAAGCTTAATTCCGGGAAATATTTCTTATGTAATATATGATGAGCTTCTATATTTTCAGTAGAATTACAAATTATACATTTATTACCATCTCGTTTTTTTATAGTTTTTGACCAACTTAGTAAAGCATATAAATATTCCCATGCATTTTTGTTAAATGGTTTACCTATTTTGGTTAACTGTTTTATATTTGATCTTAAAAATATATCAGGATTATTTTCATGATATTTTTTATTGTTTTCTTTACGTATTGATGATTTTTCGTATTTTTTTATATTTTTTCTACCTTTTAGTGACTCTCTATATTTTTTCTGAGATTCTTTACCTATTGGTGATTGAAAGTATATTTTTAGTATTTCTTTACGTTTTGATGAATTATTATATTCTTTATGATATTCTTTATATTTTAGTGAATTCTTGTATTTTTTCGCAGATGCTTTACCTTTTGGTGTTTTACCACGTTCTTTATTATAATGTTTTTGACATAATCCTTTAGCAAAATATGGTTCATTACAACCATCTTCAGAACAAGTTCTCATCATTTATACCTTCTATTTCGGGGTTTGGTTCTAAGAATGTAGTTACAACAAGGGCAATTAACAGAGTCAACATTCATATAAATAGAACATATTTGACACCTTTTTTGTCCTGATTCATATCTTCCTATTCCATTAGGTTTAAGTGCTTTATGCTTTACACATTCTACACCTTTACAACTCATCTATCATCAATCTCCGTTAATTGGGTTTCACCATCTTTTGAAAAATCTAGGCCATACCCATTGATTTCAACGTGTCCGTTTTTATTCCATGTTACTTCTATTTGCATAATGTGTAATATTAGTTATTTAATATATATCTTTCTACTAATTGTATATATTGGTATTATCTGGTTCTTTTTCAGGTTGAGGCATTGTTGTTATATTGTATTTTTTTAATATATCTGGATGTTTACTTTGATCTGGTTCCCGATTAAGTTCTACCATACATTTTATATTGGTTAGTAATAAATTTTTACCCCCAGTTTTATAGGCCATCTCGCGGGCATTTATTAGATTCAAACGAAAAGAAAGTTCAATAAATACACTTTCTCTTTCAGTAAGAGAATTAAGAAAATCATGAAACTCTAACCACTCATCACCATAAAACTTGTGTTCTGATTCATATGGTAATTTTTCCATATAACGTTTATTTATAATACTTTATTTAAATATATCCACTCTATGATATTTCGCATAACTGAGAGTCGCATAATTGCGAAATATCCACTCATTGTTAGTAATAGTGTCCGATTTGTGATGTAAAACATTCCCGTTAGGGATAAATCAGACATATAAAGGTATACCAATTGGTATATATACTAAATGGTATATAGGTACCACTAGTTTCTATAGGTACCTATAGTTACACTATTTCTTTAGATTTTGTATTAATTGTAGCAATATTTCTTTTCAAAGATATTGTTATTTGTGTTCTTAGAAGATTATCTTTAATGAAAACACGTACATTTTCTGTTATATTAAAATTCTCATTAACTGCTATACTATTTACTACAGCATGATTTACTGTTTCTGTTATATTAACATCTTCATCAACTGTATTATTTAGGCTTAAGAGGGTATTAACTTGTTCTTCTATAGAAACATTTTCATTTACTGGTAAATTAAATCTTCTAGATCTATTAACTATTTCTGTTATGGTAACACTCTCATCTATTATCTTTCTTAATTGTGGAGTTGGTTCTGTATTTTCTGTTATATTAATACCCTCATTTACAGGTTGTAGAATATCCAGGAATGTGATTACTTGTTCTGAAATTGTAATATTTTCATCAATTGGTAATTTATTATCCAAGAATGAATTTATTTGCTCTGTTATGGTAATATTTTCATTAATTATACCCTGGAAGGTTAATAATAAATTAATTGATTCTGTTATGGTAACATTCTCATCTACTGGTACTCCAAAACTGAGAGCTGAATTAACCTGTTCTGTTATATCTATATTCTCACTGAATTGTTTTTGAGATTGGTCCAAAAACTGTACAATAGAATGAGTATGAGATATTGCTACCATGAAACTTTTATATATTACTAATTTAAAAGAATTATGCCCGATTTTTCCGAATCTCGTACCCAATATTCTAATGAGTCACATACTCAGGTAAATAACCTAAATGAGCAAATTGTACAGGAATTTACCAATTTACGTGATAGTATTCATATAGATATGGATCTTGATACAATTGGAGAAAATATAATAGTAAAGATATTTGAAAAGGTTGATGGAACTAATTATACTCAGGTGAGGGATGCTTTATTTGATCCTACATATGTTACTGGTGATTTTGATGATGATATAAAAATAGTGGAAGTAGATCTTAATGGTGGAGGCCAGGATATGAAATTAACACTTCAAAGTGTTGTTTTAGAGGGTAGTAATGTAATAGTACCATTTACATTTTCTATATTTAGCAGACCATAATTCTTTTAAAGATCCTAATATAAATGTATGTATGCCTGATTTTAAAGAAGAACGTACCCAAGTTTTTAGTGAAATCCATGTTCATGATAATAATACAGCAGAGCATGTAGTAAAAGAATTCATAGGTTTGAGGGGAGTAAATATTATTAGTTGTGATTTAACAGAAATAACAAAGGATTTACAGATTAAAATCCAGGAAAAAACAGACGGTACAAATTATCGTATAAAGGCATTTAAAACTTTTGATCAGGCAAGATTTGAAATTGATGCAGTTGCAGATAATGGCGGGAAGGCACAATATCAAACTACCTCACCACATGGATTATCTATAGATGATACTGTAATTACGCGGAATTTTACTACTATTACATCATACAATACAATTGATACGGTATCAGTAATACTAGATACAACACACTTTGAATTAACTAATGTAAATTTTGATACTAGTACGGATACAGGATATGTAGTAACACCATCTACAGCTAATGATTATAGATTTGGTACACAGACTATAGTAGCTGTTCTGCAGGGTACAGGTAATGATATTAAATTAACATTTCAAAGCCCGGTAGCTGAGGGAGCAAACAGAAATGTACCATTAACCATAAGAGAGACTATTCCTATTGAAGATTCAGGAAGCGGTACAAATATAATTAATAAAAAATGTACTCTATTAGGATCAGATACACATGCAGCTATACTATCAGGTGCAGTTGCAGGAGTAGATCCTGTAAATCAATTATTATATACCACCCCTATTGGTAGTGGTGGGAGTACTGTATTTGATAATGTAGAAACTATATTCACTTCAAGAATATTGGTAGCAACTTCTCCAATCAACAAAGGATTTTGGCGAATTACACAAGGCATAGATTTTAACAATCCTGGATTTAAACCACAAACAATTAGAATTAGAGAAGATGATGTGAATGGAACAATACTTGCCACCGTTGTTATTACTACCTCTCCTAATACAATTATTATTACTGCCAACCTAACAAATCAACCAGTAGGAAATAAAACATATGTTGGTACAATTCAAAATACTCTTAATGATCCACCAAATGATTTTTACAGACTTCATACAGAAGCGACTTCCGTTATATACATTGTAGATATTAATGATACTCATGCTGCTGCTTTAGGTGGTAGTAACACTCAAAGAACCACTAATGAGAGTATTCTATAGAAATTCCGCGGAAAATCTTTAAATAATGATACCATATATAAATGTATGGCACTTCTAAGAGCATTTGGTACTACAGTTCTTTCTACTACTAATGATTTTGATCTTTTTACATCTCAAACAGGTTTAAAACATTATAGTACTTTTATATTTTTACATAATCTGGTTGTTGATAGTATTGTATCTATCACAGTTCAAGTATTTGATCCAAACCCAACAGCAGAATTAAGAAATTATGATTTTCAGGAATTTAGGGGAGTACAAGGTGTTCCTGCATTATATTCTCCATTTGTACCGTCTGAAGGTGGATATAATATAATAGCTAAAAGAAGTAGTTCTAGTCCAATTACACTCACTTGGTCAAGGTTTGAAGCAATATGAGTACTGTTCGTGAACAGTTTGATGCTACACTGGAAGTAAGTGTTGGTACAAAAAAAGTAATGTCCTTAATTATTGAAGATCCTGAAACCGGGGAACCTATAGATATGTCTGATAGTGAAATTTATAATACTGCGAAATTTATAATTACTCGACCTGATAAATCACTTGTTGGACCTGTATTAACTGTTACATATGTAGATAGGCCAAACGGATTAGTTGAATTCCTGGTAGAAACTGGAACTGACAAGACTACTATAATAGAAAACGCGGGGAATTGGTTGGGAACAGTTCAGTTTATTAATATTACTACAGATATTATTGATCAAAGAAAGATGAACTTTAATATACTATCTTGAATAATATTTTTCCCTTATATAACATTGTTTCATTAACAATTGTATCTTTTTGAGTCCAACCACCAGTAAAATATTTTACGACCAATTCAACTTCCTGTTTGTTGTGTTTTATTCGTACACTCATCACAAGTTTCCTCAATTATCCAATCTTTAGAAAATCCTAAATCCTTGCCACATCTTTCACATATTCTAGGAATCATTACTCCCTCTGAACCGTTTTCTTTATCGGTATTTTTTGGATGTTTAGAAGTTAATGTAATGTCAAACAATCCTTCCTTTATTTTATGCATATCCTTAATACACCAAGGACAAACAAACTCATGGCTGTTTGTGTACATGTACAACGTAATAATTCAGTTGTCATGTGCGAGCCACCAACAATATTAATAGTACAGTGAATATGATTCCACCACCAATTAATATAAAATTAAATTTACTTTTCAATGGTGGACCAACTTTCTCTGAACTCATGTCAAACCTTCCCTCGATACTGTTTTGCAGAACTCACGTTTACGATAAACGGGTAGTACAAATATTCTAAATATTCTACGAAGTAAACAATGTTTCCTACAACAAACAATATAGTGAGTTTTTAACCAATCTATCATGAATTTTCTACCTCAAATGTCTTTCTGAAATGTGAGTTACGAAAATGACTCCAAATTATTTGATTATCAAAAAACCATTCTACAGGATTAGTTAGGTATAATTCATATTTTGTTTGTTCATCTTCTGAATTTTTACATTCTCTTTGTGCTAATTCAGGTATTTTTTTCCAACCATGTGATCTAATCATGTGTTTTCTGATTGATTCGGGGTTGTTTTGTACTTCATCTCTGCATGGATTAGGATCTTTATCATTCCATTTTAATTCCATGTGACAAAATAACATTGTTTCACTATTCATTCTATGCATGAGATTTTCCTCCTGAACCTTTTACCTCAACTGTATTTTTCGAATCTAATTTACAATTATGTGAGGCATAAACTCTTGCTTCGTCAGGATATTCAAAAATTACTTTATCCCAATCTAATCCTTGACACCAACAAGTTAAACCGTTATTCAATTCTGTCATCTACAACGACTCCATTGTTTTACTTCAACTATCTTACAATTTTTACAAGTTCGACCATCACCAAGTAAAATATAATCCCAATCATGTGAAATACAGTCTTTTACATTAGTAGAACTCATTAATAATTTAATAATAGTTATCCAATATATACATTTCCGCGGAATTTGTAGAAAGAAATATATTTACTAATACCATTATAGTAATTGTTGTTTTTGTCGTACAGCATAACAACATGTTTGCATAAGGTAAAGGAGGGGAGGGAATACATCCCCCCTTACCTTTCCTTCTTTTAACACATTTTCATATATACTAAAATGTACCTTATTATGGTACATTTTAATACAAACCCATAAATAGATCGTAGGTTCTGTCTAGTAGTATGGTGTTAAAAAATGGGTGTTGAAAATAATTGTTTAATTCCCGAAAATAAAATTGAGGGTGCAACATGCCTAAAGAATATCATTAGACTCGTTACGAGCCCTCCATCCCGATTATCGAGAGTTGCACCCCCAAACACCATAAACGCGGGGTGTATTTAATGGAACAGTCAGAGAAAGAGGTTCAGCATGAGTGATTCAATAGGTTGGGTAATTGTAATAAATCTACAAGCATTAATCTGGATTACAGTATTACGAGGACTTGGATTATGACACTTGAGGTAGGAGGATAAATAGAAATTCCAAATTTGGGGGAAGATAAATAGAAATATATATCTTCATACAAGGGGTCTAAATGGTAAGAAATCAATGGGAGGACTATACTTTGAAAACAAATAAAAAAGAAAAAGAGTGTGTTGTTTTAGATGTATTATTTCTGTTTGTTTATAGAGTAAATCGTTGAAGAAGCATACCAGCTAAACCACTAAAAACTCTTTTTTTATTATAATTCCATAAAAACTTTTTATTTAACTCCCTATTTAGTTATATCTAAATACCGTTCGGTACGGTTTGGTACCTTTCCGCGGAAACAATGAAAAAATATAAATAAGTGTGAAAGTAATATTACTTTATGAAGTCACAATTATTAATCCTCTTTGTCTTATCAATTTCACTCATAGGAGTTAATGAAGTTTTTGCTTCCCATCCGACAAATAATGATTCTCTTGGTACTGTGAGACTTTATTATAGTGATGTTAGTAAAGAATTTAACATCGGATTAAATTATCCATTTTCTCAAGTTTGTGCCGTAGGGTTTGGAGCATACCCTGACAATTCACCTGAAAAATTTACTGCTAATGATTCTTATCTTCCAAATATTTTTCAGTTCGGGCAAGGATTTATCGGAACTATAACAGATAAAAATGGTATTGTTCATCGAGCTCAACAGGTGGAATGTGTAAACAGTGTTGTTTCATTTCCGATTAGTCTTTTAAATGATCAAGAGACATTCCATTTTGAGGGAATAATACAAGGCGGTGTATGGGATTACAATTTAAATCAGCCTGTTACACTTTCTGAACATACGTTTACTTTTACATATTTAAAAAATATTCTTGATTTAGATCCTCAGTGGTGTCCGACAGGCGATTATAATTTAGTGAGTGATGGAAATACTTCCCTTTTCTTTGCTGGATTTCATCCGTCGCATTGTGAACCTGTAGCTTTGCCAAAAATAATACAAAATTCAAATGATGATGCCATAGAATTAATTTTATCTGGTGCAGTTGATGCGGATTATGACCTTATTGAATTAAGTGAAAATAATATTTCAGGAATAAGATTTAATGATATTCAACTAGACTCAACACAAATAATAAAACGTGCATATATTGAAGTCATTGCAGATAATGACGAGACAAAAAAACTTAGTGTAGCAATTTTTGGTGAACTTGATATAAATTCAAAAGAGTTTATCGAGACTAATTCTAATATTTCAAACAGGCAAAAAACTACTAATTCAATTTTATGGAATCTTCCAGACTGGAAATCCAATGTAAGAGATTCAACACCAGACCTTACAAAGATAATTAATGAAATTGTAAATCAGTCAGGATGGACTAGCGGTAATTCAATGACATTTCTTTTTGAAGGAATACCATTAAACTTAAATGGAAACAGAGAATTTTATTCCTTTGATTATCATGATTCAAAAGATCATGTAAGACTAATCATAGAAATTGATACAAGTGATAAGAAAAACGGTGGTGGTTGTAATGACTGTACACCACCATGGCTAGGATTTGATAATAATGGAGTCCTAAAAGTTGAGAATGGAGTAACAATTAACGGAATATCAAAAAATGCCGGACTATATCACACAGAATATCCAATGATTAAGACAAATATCGGGGATGAAAATACTATAATTCTAAAGTATAGAGAAAATAATGGTCCAGCAAATATTAAAATGATTGAACTAGCTTCAGTTAAAGAAATAGGATCATCATTTGGAGAATCACAGTGGAGTATAGAGGTATGGTTAAACTATTTTGCAAATGACATGTTTAATCCAACAATAAAAGAAATCAAAGTATTTGATAAGGATAACCTGTTAGGTGAAGTTAGTGGTAGAGTATATCTTGATCAATGCAAGTCTGATTCATTAGATCCATACGGTTGTCTAAGTGCATCAATCACATTCACAAACGAAAAAGTACCTGATTCACCAGTACTTGTAAGTCAGGCAATAGATTATAATAATAATTCATTCCAGAACTTTTTTAATGATGGATTATTAGTAATTGATCCAAATTATGTTGAACCTGTTACACCTAAGCCATACAAGTATGAATGTAAAGATCCAGAACTGGATACTATCATGAACGGAGGCGATAGGAAAAATTGTAACTGGAGAGTATTGAATATGCCTCATTTATGGAAAAATTAATGTGTACAACTCAGCGGATTATAAATTACATTTAATTGAAATTAAGGTTGAAAAAGAAACTAGTGAATTTAGAAATAAAAGACTTGATGAAGAATATGATATGTTGATAAAAGATGAACAGACAGTTATTAACGCATTAGCCGGAATTATTGAAGAATTAGAAAAAAAATAGACTTAAATAACATATAATTACATAATATTAAATGAATTGGTTTAAAAAAATTAAAGAGATTTTTGAATTTCCTTCATTTTCTAAAGAATATATTTTAGTATGTCTAAATTGCGGAAGTGTATTTGATAAAAAAAGGGTAGATATATTCATTAAACACCAAATTGATGAAGAACATTATGATTCATCTAGGGTAAACAAGACAGATAATTTTATAATTGATTTTAATAAATTAACTAATAGTTTTATAGTTAAACGTACTTGATATAATTATCGGAATTAAAGTTAGCTAATGGTTTCCATCCATGATGTTATAATTGTGTCATTCGCCATTAGATTTTTTAGATTCTTTAATTTCCAAGCTTTTATAATATTGTTTTATGTTTTGTGACATTGGATTTAATATCTGCCCGCAATTAATACAACAACTAAAATTAGAATATTGAGTGCATGATGAACAACTCATACCCAATGTTATTATGATATTATTTAAGGAATAAAGTCTTTAAAATATGTTGGACTGTTTAAATATATCTAACCAAGTTAGTTTGTCTTTAGATGCTCCTATCGCCTGTGATGGTGTTTTACCATCCAATGCCATATGTTCCCTTACATAGTTGTATTGTAGCATCATTCCATGGGGAATTATGGAATCTGTTGTCTTAAAACCCCTCATTACTTTAAACTTTTCTCTACATGTTCCATTTAACCTTTCTATAATATTGTTGTGTGCATGTGTTAATGTGCCATATTCATGCGGGATATGATTAAATTCCCTAGTGTGTAATGCACGAAAATAAGCCTTGTATGCGTCTGTTACTATTACTTTAGGATCATATTTCATTTGTTTTATGGCCTTTTTTAATGCATAAATAGCAGCTTGTGTATCTCTATCTGTGCTTATCTCTGATGCCAACATGAACCTCGTTTCTCTGTCCATTACATTCCAGAGGTAAGCTATTTTTTTATCGTCATTCCTGGTCTTGATAAATACCTCATCAATGTGTATTTTCATAGGTTGATTAATTATCAAATCATTCATAGCCTCAGTAATCCGCGGAATATATTTTTTAATCCAATAATATATGGTACTATGGTCCATATTGAGATTAAAATGATCATTAAGTGACCTAGCTACCTTTCTTAATGAGAGTCCAGAAAAATACAGGTCCAAGCTGAACGTAATTATACGAGGATCATACCTAAGATTCTTTTCTCTTTCCTTATCATAGAACTTTCTTTTGCAGTTTTTACAATAGTAAACCTGTTTATTTTTAATAGTTTTACCATATTTTATAATGTCTATGCTCTTACAGTATGAACACTTCACACAAACGCATAAATTACTATAGTATTAAGTCTTCTTAAAAAAGATTCAAATATATCATGATATAACACCAATTATGGCAGATCGTGTAACTATAACCATAACTGATATTAACAAAAAAAGACTTAGAGACATTCAATCAAGACGCATTAAGGAAGGAGAAACTTGTAGTTTTTCCAAGATTATTAATGAAGTATTAGCACGATCTTTAAAAAATTATAAGATATAAATTACGTTTTCTGAATCATTTTAAATATACCAGTTTCAAAAGCATGACTTCTAGAACCAAAACCGTACTCCTTAACTTGTTTGTCTATCCATTCAAGCAACTCTTCATTTACAGAAATTGTAATTTTCTTTCGCATATGATTACTAAATTTGCATTTATTTTAAATACATCATAATAACCATACAAAAACTAACTATTACATACAATAGTTTTAACCTACATACTAAGGGTAACATAGTGTGGTAAGATATAAATAAGTATGTGATGATATTACAATATGAATAACGTCATACTATTGATGGCAGTTGGAATAATGATGGTAGCATTACCTTCTGCATTTGGCTCATCTTACCTTACTTCAGATTATTATGAAATGGGGGATTTTCTAACAGTGGGGGGATCATTTATCGGATACACTACAATAGATATAGTGGGGGATGATTTCAAAAAGAGTTATGGATTTGATGTTACCGGAAGAGCTGAATTTGGACTTCCTATTACATTAGAGAAAGGATACACACCAGGATTTTATGATGTTATAGTAACTGAGGGAAATAAAACAAGTATTCACAAGTTTGGATTAGAGAAAATAATCCCTGTATTTACATTATATTCAGAAAAAAACATGATTCCACTAAATGAATATGCATTCTTTTTTGGACAAGTCATTGGAATAGAACCCAAAGACTATTCCTTTAATGGAAATGTTCTCATTCAAATTTTAGATAGTAATGGAAATCTAGTAGAAGACAATTGGCAGCAAAGGAAAGAAACCTCAAGGGGTAATAATGAACTAGCAACAAAGTCACAATTCAGAGCACTAATTAATAATGGTGATACATTTAGAATTACTCAAGAAGATGCTAATATTTTCGGGGATAAAGGAAGTAAAAGTATTAGACCAGTTTTAGATAACGGTTATCGTCTATACATAAAGATGGACCCTATCATTTATGAGCCTTTTACTTGGTACACATTAAGAGTCACACATGACGGATTAGTTAAGGAAGTAGACTTTATGGTTACTGACTACAAAGATTCATTCTGCGTTACAGAACTTAAAGAGAGTGAGAGATTTAATATTGAAGAGAATCCATTTTACTATAAGGAATGTGAGTAATGACAACTTACGTAAAAGATCAGGAAAACTTTAGAGCAGTTTTATTTTGTTTAAATTGTGATCAAAACGTAAAATCTACTAAAAGCTCTCTTAGAAAAAATTTATGCATTGTTGGTGCTATTTTATCATTTTTCTTTTGTTGGTTTATGGGATCTATGGATTCTTTTAATGGTGATACAGAAGATGGTGGATTATGGATATTAGGAGGAATAATTCTATTACCATCTATTTTGATTGGTGGTTATATTTTATCACCACCAGTTTGTCCAATTTGTAAGGATAGTAATTTATGTAAAATAAAATAGAATAGGAAAATTATTTTTTCCTTATTTTTTGAATGATTTCTTTTGCCATTTCATAGAAAGTTTTCATCATAATTGTAGAATATTAGTATTATTTATGAATATATAATAGTTTTTTAAGAGATCGGATACAAAGATCATGATATAGTATGGATTTTAATACATTACATCTTCCACATCTAACCTTGTAACCTTTAGGGAATTTCATTTTAATCAAATATCGGTAAAAATTATACCCTGATCCATGTTTCTTTCTTTCTGCTTTACCGTCTTCATTTGGGTGATCTATCTGTAGATTCTCTTTTGTTCCACAATCCAGACATTTAGGCACCTTTCCGCGGGAATATTTACTTAATACTAATATCTTAACTTCAGCATACTGCATACAATCATATTAATTATGTGCTTTTAAATTTAATTATAGTGTACATTATAACCTTATATCATAGTAATTTATGAAGATAATAGTGAAAACAAAGCGAGTAACCATCATGATTGATGATGATTTAGACAAAAAATTAAGGGCAAAACAGTCTAAAATGATAAAAGACACTCAAAAATCATATAGTTATTCTAAAACTATTAACGAGAGTTTACGCAAAGTATTATAATAAATCGTTTTTGGTCCTAAAATAGTAATATATAATAAATGGTACATTGTACCATAATTGGTTGTGTGTATTCCTTCCACAAAGAATACTAATAAAATGACCACTCCAAGCGTGTTCGAATCTACTTGGAGATTTTTCATTTAATCCTTATTAACGAATAGGTGTTAAACGTGATCAAATTATTATAATTAGAATAGTTATTAAACCACCCTATTTTTTAATAAATCATGGTAAGAGTTAAAGTATATTGTAAAGAATGTAAAAAGGTGTACACTATGACATTTAAAAGGTGTCCAAATTGTCACCCATTTAAAATAATATTAATTAAAAATCATATCTAAAACCGCGGAATTTATAAAGTAATATACTTTTTATAATAAATAGACTATTAAGATTTTAACGAAAGGTAAGAAATGCACCTAGAACTATACTACCTATAATCATAATTCCTCCTACTATTATCATTCCAATTATTCCTATAGATGCTTTGAGTATATCCATTTTATTTATTTTGTAGTTCTATTTTATCTAATCTACCAGATAAATCTTCTATTCCTTGACCGTTTGCTTGTACTAATTCAAACATTTGAGGAAGAATATCTGTATGTTCTTTAATTTCGTTTAATTTTACCTCAAAATTATCTAATTTCTTACAATTAATTCCAACCTGTTCTTTCAAATCTAAAATCTCTTTAACAATAGTTTTAAAACTTCCATCCATTGCATGTCTCATAAAATCAAATTCTTGTTTTATTTCTTCATCCATATAATATCTTAACAAGATTAATTATATATATTTTGTACAAGATCTTGTATAGATTTAACCAAAAATGGTTAAATCATAGATCTAACTATATAACTATACCTAAAACCTTTTAAACAAATTTTAGATCACTATTTAAAGTAATTACCGCGGAGTTTATTAATAATGGATCCCCAATTATTTCAAACACCCATTTTAAACACCTATCTAATAGGGAGAACCTACAACACATAAATAAGTCGTTTTATCATATGAAATATGATAAAACGATGTACTAATTGTAGAATCAAGAAAGATTTAGGTGAATTTTACAAAAGTAAGAGTAATCAAGATAATTTACATCCAATATGTAAAGAATGTTATAAAGAAATTTATAAAAAAAGATATAAATTACCTGAAGTAAAGGAAAAATATAAAAAATATAATAGAACAAGTATATTAAAAAAACATAATCTTACCATTAAAGAATATGAAGAAATGTTAAAACAACAATATGATAAATGTGCTATTTGTGGTAAACCTGAAACAATTAAACAAAGAGGTAAAATACAAGCATTATCTATAGATCATGATCATAAAACTGGTAAAGTAAGAGGATTATTATGTAGTAGGTGTAATGTTTTATTAGGTTTTTTACACGAAGATATACATTTCATATTGAAAATTATTAATTACTTACATATTTATAAAAGTATAAATTAACTAACACTTAAATAATTAATCTAACGACTTATTTAGTATGAGTCTAATAGTTCATTATTGTAGATGTAGTGAAGGGTTAAATTGTTCAATAATTCAACAAGCTGTAAAACTACAAGAATCAATAAAGGAATATATTAATTTACCTGAAAGTAAATATATTATAGAAGAATGTCAAGAATGGGCTTCATATAAATCAGGTCAACAAGATATACTTGAAAAAGTTCAATCTCTAATAGAGGAATTAGAAAAATGAAACTAACTGAAAAAACTGAACTTATGATAGAAGACAGTTATTTTCATTATACAATAAATGATATAATTGAACCAGTAAGACAACAAATATTAGAAAACCATGATATAATATCAAATCTTGGTGTAAATCCGCGGGAACTATTAAAAGAGTGGAAAGAGAAATCAGAAAAATGGGATAAATATTATGATACCCGTTCATTTATGACTTTAGAAGAACGTAATGAATTAGAACAAGAAAACAAACAACTTAAAGAAATAGCACTAAAATCAATACCATTCTTAGAAAGAATCGGGGGAGCTATTCACTTATCAGAAGCATTTGAAAAAATAATAAAGGGGAATAAATAAATGTCTGTAAGTTACATATATCAATTAGAAACAGAGAATAAGAGACTAAAAGACTCTATAAAGTTATTATCATATGATCAAATTAAACATATAAAATTAATCGAAGGATTAGCACAAAATAGAAACAAACTAAAAGAGAAACTAGAAAAGATAAAGAAAGTAAATGAACATCAAGACGGATATTTAAAAATCAAAGAAATACTAAAGGATAATAAATAATGATAGATAAAAATATGTGCAGTACTCATGGTTATGGGTATATTCCTAATGATGAGGCATATTATTTAGTGTTAAATCCTCCGGCAATTGACAAATCAAAATTATGCGGAGAATGTACGAAAGTAATGAAACAAAGAGAAATAGATTATCCAGATTTTAAAGGATGTAAAGTCTGGTTTAATATAACAAGTGATCAAACACAAAGAAAACTAATGCTAGGAAGATATGTGTATTTAAGATTAAGATCCAAATAGTAAAAACTAATTAACTCATTATATTAAATAACTATAACATTATACTATTTAATGATAACATCACCAATAACAACAATAAAACTAGGTCATGGAGTAGTTAAATATGTTGATATTAGCTTGGAAACTTTATTGAATAGCTGTATTGAAGTATTAAATGAGACTGAACAAATAAAAAACCAGTTTAGAAAAGAGTATCCATCTCTTTTTTAATCTTTTCCTTGGTGCGTAGCTCGGAGCTACAGCAAGGACAATTAATTTCGTCTGTGACTAGCCATTTTTTACATATCATGCAATGACGGTGATCCAATTTATAATGGTCCTTAGTCTTTGCAGCCTCAAATGCTCCACATATATTAATACAACTTGTATTTTTCAAGCCATATTTTTGAAAGTCTGCGAATGTTAAATCCTTTTTATATATTGTTTTTTTCTCATGAATCACAATTTTATCCCCCAAATCTTTAATGTTTGTATCATTCTCTTCTTCAATTATTTCCGCGGTAGTTTCAAGGCTTTTAGATATACCTTTTGAAATTTCAGAAATCCACATAAATGCAATACCAAATAACAATAAAATACCTGGTACTATAGTGATTAAGGGGGATAATAAAAAGGCTAAAACCGTTAATATGGTTAAAGTCTTAAATGATAATTTCATGATACATCACTCCACATATCATCAAAGTCATTAACTAATTCGGGGAATTGTTGTTCCAATTGATAATCAGAAGTAAGATCATTATAATAATCTATTTCTTCTGACTCAATTGAAGATATTATTATTCATCCTCCACATATTTACCCATTTGTTCAACGTCAAATGCTGGCATTTTTTCAAATATTGCTTTGACTTGATCAACTATGGAGTAGTCTTTTTTGGTGTATTTACCTTTACCAAAACAGGTTTTCAAGTGGAGAACCTTCCAAGCACTAAAGATTAGTTTTAATTCTTCAGTGTTTATGTCAGTTTCTACAAAGTCGGTGGCCTTTAGATGCATGTCTATTTGTCCACATGATTGAAGACTCACATATTTATCATAGGCAATTTCATAAATATCACCTATAACATGTTGCCATCCGTCAATATTAAGGACAGATTCATTAAAGTCTTCCTCGCTTTGTGTGGTATCTCCAGCCTCAACAGCCAATTTCCACGATTCACCATCGTCTAAATATTCTTGGGCTCTTTGTTCGCCTTCACTTTCTGATATTACGTTATCAATATCATAATCACTGCCTGACATTGATAATTCATTTTTTTCATCGATCCTCAACTCTAAAGAAATGGCTGAGTCTTTTGTTCTACCAATGAGTATTTCTTTTTTGTAGGTTTGTATTGTTTCTAATGTTTGCATAATCTAATATATTAGTTGTTTAATATATATCTTTCTACTAAATACTATGAACTTAAACCTAGAATATCCTCGATTTTCTCGATTATACATCTTGATTGAATGTTATACTTTGCGAAAATATACACAATTTCGCAATATACGATATTTTTAAAGACTTAAATAAAATGAATCGCGGGATTAAATAATGATCATTACTCAAAAATATATGAATGAGTTATTAAAATTACCTGAAGACTTTATTATAACCAGGTTTTTATTAGAAATCGGGGAACAAGGTGAAGTTATTTATGATATACATGGAATTCAAGGAAAATACATACATGATGATAAACAACCTAGGACCAAAATAATAGATAAAGAGGATTAATTAATCCTTCTTAAAGATACTAAACAAAGCGAATTTTACAAAGTCTTCGCTTAATGCTGTCTCTTTACTAATTTGTTGTGCTTCTTTTTCTATTGCTTTACTAT